ACGGCATCAAAATCCGACTCGGCAAGCCTCACGGCTTATGCCGAAGGTTAGGCGTTCAGTGCAGCTTTGGCTTTATCAAGCGCTCTATCGTAAGCAACCCCGGGTAGCTCCCCCTGCTGCTGTCTTATGTACGCCAGCGCACCAGAGCAGTCGATTAACGCTTCAGTTAAAATTTCGTTTTGTCTTATCAGCCTTTTAATCATTTCTTTTGTTTCAGCGTCCATAGCTAGCTCCGTAGTTTGTAAAGTCGCCTAACAACAAATTGTTGCAGACGTAAAACTGCGTTTCCCGCAGCAAAATAAAAAGGTTATAAATTAATCAACACTCAGCAGCTCAAATCCTGACTCTTTGACAAATTCACTAGATACTTCATCAGGCCAATCATCAGGCCAGTCAATCTGGTGATTTCCTGCAAACAAATTGAGACCATCTTCATCAATTATTGCAAGCAGCTCTTGTCCGTTGTGCTTCTCTTTTATCTCTGAGATGTTCAAAGTCGATCCCTTTCAAATTTATAACAATGTAAATCACGGCGATTCACTACACGCCGCTTCGCTTGTTTCGTTCCCGCGTGTTTACGGGGTTATACGGCTTTCTTTTTCTGCTTAACCATTATTCTTTCAAAGTCAGCTATCTCGTCAATCAACTTTGAATTGTTGCTATCAACAGCTAATTTCCCCCGTCTTTCTCGCAATGCACACTCAGCCATATTTGAAAGAACTTCGCTGGTATTTCCGGTTAGGAATTTATTGTTTTTACCCACAATCGTCACTCCGTAGTTAGTAGCCGTATAACAAACGGCATCAAAATCCGACTCGTAAACTCGCGGCTTATGCCGAAGGTTATACGCTAAGCCTGGAAATGTATTCAGACTCTTTTTCTTTAAAGAAATCCTCGACTGTTCCGTCAAGATCATCAATAGCCAAACTCAGGCTGAAATCACCTAGCTCTAACTTATTAAATGCGTACGCAATACTTTTATGTTCTGACGCATACACGCCGTCTCTACAAACTATCTCGTTAACAGCACTAAACAGTTTTGGTGCCGATGATTTCAGTCGCTCTTTATAGTTCATAATCCTGCCTCCAATGTTATAAATGCGCATAACAACCGCGTTGCACTCGCCTGTGGCAAGTGAACAGCACGGTTATAGGTACTCTATATTCCAAGTTGGGTGTAAAATCCAATACTGCCGACCTTTGTGTAAGCCATCTATTCGCACTTTTAAACTGCTGCTGATAGTGGAGAAAATTGTCCCCAAAAATGAGTTTCCTTCACCGTCGGTGAATCTAATTCTAGCCCCGCGCTTTGCTGGCACTTTGTAGTAATCCCGTATGTATTTCATAGCCATGTCTAATACCTATAACAAATTAATCGTTCTGATTGCTTATTCGCTGCGCTCAACGCAACAGCGCATTGAGCAGTTATGCATCACTAAAAACAGCCACCGCGTTTTGTAGTGCCGCCTCTCCAATCACAATAAAACTACCGTCCTCACATTCCATTTCTAGTTTTTTCATCATTTGGATATTGTCATAAAAAGCAAGTTTTGCATCGCTAACCGAAACTACATCAGTGGGTGGAGATGAAAAAGTAAGGCCGTTAACATGTAGTGTCATTTTCATATTCTGTGCCCTCCAAAGGCATAACAATGTAAACCACGGCGATTCACTACACGCCGCTTCGCTTGTTTCGTTCCCGCGTGTTTACGGGGTTAAATTCCTTCACTTGCGCCGTCTAACAATTTCTATCAAAAAGGTATTAAGATGAATTTAATCCCTCACCGTTTTCTTTGTGCCATTTGCTGTGGCACTCAGGGCAAAGCCATCTAACAACAAGAGGAAAAGCGTAGTCATCGTGGTGGCCATGAAGCCTATTTGGAGAACCTGAACATGACTCACAATTATTCGGCTTTTCCAGCTTCCCATCTCTTATGGCGTTACCGACAATTACATTCGCCGCACGCTTTACCAGGTTATTTTCAGCCCATCTTTTCTTTGCCTCTGAGCTTTTTGCTTTTCCTTTTTCGGTTTTCGAGTAATCAAGTCGAGCCCTTACCCTGTGCGGGAGTAGCGCCCTTGATTTGTCATAATCCTTTTGGCACTGCCTGCATTTATATGACAGACCATCATTGCTGGCGGCTCTTTTCCCAAAATCCGATTCTTCCTTTTCTGTATTGCATGAGTAGCACTTTTTCATTGCTTTTCCTGTGTAATTAACAGGTTAAACAATATCACAAAAGGAACATCAATGATATACCCTAGAAAGGGATATTCTCGCCGTCATCAAAGCTGCTGGCAGCCGATGCTTGTGGCTGCTGCTGAGGCGCGGCACTGTCACTTCGGCTATCAAGCATATGCATTTGACCATTGATGTCCACAACCACCTCTGTCGCATATCGATCCTGCCCGCTTTTATCCTGCCATTTTCGCGTTCTTAATTGGCCTTCAATGTAAACCTTTGAGCCTTTTTTTAAATACTGCCCGGCGATTTCTGCGAGCTTTCCGAAAAAGACTACTCGGTGAAACTCTGCTCTTTCGCGCTTTTCGCCAGTCTGCTTGTCTTTCCATTCTTCGTTTGTTGCAACGCTTACATTTGCTACAGTGCCTCCATTAGGCATACTTTTCTGCTCCGGATCGGAGCAGCAGTTGCCTATCAATATCACCTTGTTTATACCTCTAGCCATGGTTTTTCCCCTTGTTTTTTCAATATATCGCTTTTTGTTGTGGTAAGCTGTGTGCTCGCCGTGAGTCATTAGCTGTAAGTTGCCAATGCAGTTATTACTCTTTACTTCGTCTCGGTGATGAACCACCTCGTCCCCATCAAGCTTTCTACCTGGCTTATTTTGCATTACGTGGACATGCTCCCGAACCCATCCTTCAGCCGTTTTAATTTCTATGTAGCCTTTTAGTACAGTTCTTTTTTTCCCAATAGGTGCAAGCGTGTCTGGCAGATTCCTGATTGATGACTCTCTATGGAGACAGCCACAACTTAAGCTGTCGCCTGAGCGCATGGTTTTTCCGCTAACAACCTTCTTTGTTCCGCACTCACAAACGCAAAGCCATCCGGCGCGACCATCTGATACAACTCCGCTTCTTCGGATAACCTTAAGCCTTCCGATTTTTTTACCAATCATATCAACCAGTCTTGCCATTGTCTTATACCTGTTTGCGTGGATTAATATTTAATAAAGACGTTAGGGGCATCTTCGGCATCGATGGCCAGAACAACCTTTTTTGCGTCTACCTCTGATAGCCCTAGTTCCATTATCGCCTCCTTATGCCGCCTTATTTGTGATTGAATAACTATTGTTTAAGATGGTGCTCTTTGTCTTTTTGACTAACTCCCTAAACTCTTCAATTCTGGAGTCGATCATAGAAAACTCATTAATAAAGTTTTCTTTGTAGCTTCGGTGAACATAAAGCCGCTTATCCTCTGGAAATGCTGAGCAATAGCTTGCAAAGTCTATCCACTCCCTGCCGGTAAACTTCAAGTTTCCTGCCAACTGCCACCTGTATGCAGAGTCATAGCTTTGTTTTGCTATTCTGGCGTAGTGGATTGACGGAATAGCTGACTTTATCTCCAGCACTCCATCGCTACCAATCAATCCGTCAGGGGAGCAACCTATATCTTCGCGCTCAAAAAAACCGCCGTTATCAACGGTGCAAAAATACTCGTTTTCGTAAGCCATTCTTGCCAGCGGCTCTTCCTCATGCCCTCGCTCCATATGATCATTAGAGTACCCATAGCTAGGGCAAGAGCCTGTTATCTGGCTGAGAGCTATTTCAACAGCATATTTCTTTGCAGGCTCACCAAACGCTTTGCCAAACTTAGCCATGAACTTTGACAGGCTGCTTGATGTTATCCTTCCAGATCGAAGCGAATTCCACTCTTCCGTGTTCTGCTCTACATCATGAAAATTAAACACTGGCAGCCTCTTTAATTTTCGCCTCAATCTCGTCGCTAACAGTCATGCGCTCACGAACATTATTGCAGTTGCCGTCACGCTTATATGCGGCCACAGCGTTACCCCAACTCTTATGGTCCAGGGTTAGTTCAGGCTTAACTGTTTGTGGCGCTTGCGGACTAATGCGTAAGCCCTCGACGGTATCCCTGCCAAACCTTACATTGGGGTCAACATAAATAGTGACCTTGAACCCTAAGATCCAGTCATCAAGATATTTTGATCCGCCTGCAAAGCCGCGTATGATTTCATTATTCCCTGCATTCAAAATCATTGGCTTCATCTTTTCGCCCGGACGTAAAAACTGTTCCTCAAAATAAACAGTATTAAAATAATCTTTCGTCCGCTTTGTGTGGTCAATTTCATAGCGTACCGCCTTAACTGTTAGCACTACCGGCTCGGCAATGTCAGCACTGCTTAGGTAAGGCGAATTAAACGCCTTCCTGTAATGTGTTTTCTCTTTTACTTCAGCCAATTCATTCATCACTCTAATCCTCCAAATTCTTAAGAATTCGTTTCTTTGCCGACTCAGGTATTCTCTTACTAGTCCTGATCTGGTCCTTGTTTGATAGCATCACGCTTGAATCCACTTTCTCGACTTTACCGCCGCGTGAGAAAAACTCTGCTGTCTGCTGGGCTATTTTCATGCGGGCCCTCTCTCTTGCTGTGTGAGTTTTTGGGTCTAAATCTGGATTGTGTGATAGTTGCATTATTTTGACTCCCTTGGCTTTCTTACAGCCTTAACCGTTTTCGGCAGATCAGAAACCTTCATACTTTTATTTAATTTCATTTGCTCATTACTCCCCTATCTGTGATTTTGTCTACTTGTTGATGCTCTTTCCCGTACTCTGCAGTGTGAATGTATGCAACTGCTAAGAGCCAGGCGACAAAGAAAAATCCTATGATTGTATCTTTTATCATTTTCTTTCCTCTGTTTTCGTGTTTTTGACTATTATCAGGCCGTCCCGTGTTTTCGGGTTTTCCTTTGTTAGAGGGGATTCCCTTGTTTCATAGTGTTATATTTCACTATATGCCCAAGTTGGTTGCGCGGCCTTAGTACCCTCATCAACTACCATCCAGCAATGATCTACACCAAATTCGTCACGCACTGACTCACTAGCAAATTGGAAACGCACCCAGCACGGTTTTAAATCAGCAATAGCTATATCCACACCAACATCGCGCCTTATAACACCAGCAGCCTCGGCTGCGTCATATGCATTCCTGCTCACATGCCATTCATTGTTGGTAAATTTACACGCCTCAGAAAAACTTTCCTCGAATCTTTTTCCCACAGATCACCTCCAAAAATATAACAAAGTAAATCACGGCGATTCACTACACGCCGCTTCGCTTGTTTCGTTCCCGCGTGTTTACGGGGTTATGTTTTTAGTAACTACCGCGTTCTGCTTCACGAATAGCACAATAATTGTCGTAGCCAAAAACTTCAGTTAACTTGTCTTCATCGTCTTCAATGATTAAATCAAGCTCACTAAATTCATTTAAAGCATCGTGAAAAATATCCACTAAAATTTGATTGTCTTCATCGTCTGAAATTGTGGTTTGATCAGCTCTTTCGCTATTTGCTTTTTTAATTTTTTCAATAATAAACTCAAAAACTGGTTGTGCTTTATTTAACATTTCAAATTCCTTAAATTTTTCATTTCTTCTTAATAAGCATTCAATAGCCAAAGCGGTTTGCGTCATTACTTCTTTGTCGCCACGCTCTAAATTTACAACGTTTCTTTTACTCGTCCAGCCAAGCAGTGCGGCAAATTCGGTTTGGTTTAAGCCCAGCAACTGCCGGGCTAATCTAGTTTCTTCTGCATTCATAGCTAAACCCTTTTTACGTTAATTCCCGCTTCTCTTGCAGCGTTTGCAATGTCGCCGCTATCCGCACAAAAAACATTATTTATTGCATCAAAATAGCTGCGTGTTTTGCCAGCTTTCATCATTCCGTCAAATCCTGCGGGGGTCATACCGCTTGTTTTTTCGACTATCGCGTAGTTAAAGATCGTGGCAATTTGTTCTTTTCTGCTAAAATAAACACGGGTCATACTGCCTTTTTCCCAAAGTTTTCCGCCTGCTTCAATCATTGCTTCTTTAGTTAAGTTGCTCATTTGTACTCTCCGTTTCGGTTAAGGCTTTTCCTTAACTCTTGAAACTAATTATAGTGAACTCAGTTCACTTTGTAAAGCAATTATTTAAAATAACGTGAAATAAGTTCACTTTTTTAAAAAACATAACAACCCAATAAACAGGGACAAAACAAGTTTGCCCGTTATTTAAAAGGTTATACGGCCTCCAAAACGGCGCGGCGCATATCGTCAGCCTGCTCCCTAATTTCCTCGATGGTGTACTTACCGCTTTCCAGTTCATCAAGGCATGTATCCAATACCTCAAAAAATTCTCTAGCTATTTTCAGGCGGTATCGTTTGTCTTTTCTTCGTTGCTTTGCGTTCATCAATTCACGCTCCGTAGTTAATAGCCGTATAACAAACGGCATCAAAAATCCGACTCGGCAAGCCTCACGGCTTATGCCGAAGGTTATAAACCTATCCGCTCAAACGCATGGAACACTAAGCCGTTGTCCATGTGCGCCGTTCCGATAAACTCATAGTCTGTTCCCATGTTGTATGGAATTTCATGCCCCGTACCAAATGCTTCAAAATTTCGCTCTTCTGTTCCAGCTTCCGTGTTAACTTTTGCCCACATGCACAAAGTATCGCGCTGGAAGGCAACGCTAAGTACCTCAGCTCCAACCGGCAATTTAATGGCTGCGTTGTATGGCGGTATCTCGTATTTAAAAACAGTAATCATTTAATCCTCCAGTCGGTTTATAACAACCGTGTTAAGTTCGCTTCGTTTCACTGCGCCGGATGGCTTCGCCACCGCTTACACGCAAGGTTAGCAAGCCCCGTTACCGGGGCCGTTTATATCCTTTGTCTTCAAATTCCTGCCAAAATTTTTCTTTAACTTCAGTGGGCGGTTTGAGATTAAATGTTTTAGTTAATGCGTAACGCAGCAAAAATGATCGGTCGCCGCCATTTGCTTTTACATGCTCATCAATTCCATCTACCATCCACTGCGGCAATCTCATTGAGACTGTGCGCATTCTTTCTGCGTCAAGAGCTGGCGGCCTGCCAGCTCCCTCACGCTTTCCACCGTGTCGGCTCATTAAAAACCGTCCCGATTAAATCTATCTGCATTTCCGTCAAACAATTCCACCATATTTTCGATAACCGAATCTATAAATGCTTCAATTTCCCAGACTTTTACTGTGATCTCGAAATCGAAATCATTACCTCCTTTCGTTTCGATAAAGCACCTAGCGCCTTTTTTGAATCTAAAATCAGGGTTAGAAAGTTCTCTGATAATATCTTCTTTATGTTTAGTGAAAATGGCTTTTTCTTTTGCCATCTCCATCATTGACTCAGCAACCGCTCTGCTTACGAAACTGATAGTGCTCATCTCTGTATCCTCGTTTAACCGTTTCGGGCCAATCCCTCAACTTGAATACAGTATTACACAATACAAACAATAACGCAATACATAATTCAAAATAAATTAAATAATTTTGCTAACAACGCATAGCAGCGGGACGCGGGAAAGCCGCGCCCCTGTCTGCAAGGTTATGTGTTGTACTCTTCAACACCAATTTCAATTGCTTTCTTCAATCTCATTAAGTTTGATTCAGTGCCTTCGACTTTAAATCTCACGGCCTCCCGAATGAACCCCCTATCAATGTCCATCCGTACTATTTTCAAGTCATACATAAAACAGGCATCTTTTAAAAACTTAGGGGATGCCGCCCATTTTGGCCCCTCTACATAGCTTTTTAATGTTCCAATTCTTTCTGTCATTTTCTTTATCCTTCAAAATCACACATAACAATTGTCTCATGTTGTTCCGCTTCGCTTCACGCGGACCGCCTACACTTCGTTCCGGCGTCCGCATAGGCAGGGGTTTAGCGGTATCCATGCAGCAGCCATTTAAGACGCTTCAAAAAACCAGCACTCTTTACTGCGTCCAGCTTTATGCGTAATGCAGCGCTTTGTGTATGCCAATAACCTCTATCTTTTTCTAAATTTTCCCACGCCTCATATTGCAACCCAATAACATCCTGCGCCTGCTTCGAGCACCCAATCACAACGTCCTCCCCATCACTTGGACGCCTAAATCGCCTTCCTCGCACCAGTTCTTGGGCCACTTCTGCCTGGATCATTTCACCACCTCTCAAAAACAACGGCTCAAAAGGCTTACTCTCAAAAATGGTTGTCTCGTCACCATCTACATCTAAAAATTCAATCTTGCTTATCAATAGCATTGGTATTCTCCAAAACCGCTAACAAAAAAAGTCAGGCGGATTAATTTACGCTGCGCTCCAATTAACGCGCTGCTTTACGGGTTAAAACGACCTAGAAACCTCTCTCATCTCTACGCGATCGACTTCCTGACAATTTTTCTCTTCTTTCGCCAACTCAGATAGCGCCCTTTCTGCTGACTGCCAGTCTGAAAGAACAATTTCACGACCTGGAATGACTAGAACGACTTGATACACTGCGTACATAGCTCTATAGCTCCGCTTGATATTTAGTGTATTTCTCTACTCGCTCTGACATCATTTTCATAAATGACATAGCCACCTTGACTTGAGCCTCACCGTCTCCAGCATTTTTGCACTCTCTCCAGCAGTCGATATGCTGAGCTATTTTTAGAGCTTCAGTCGTGTCGAAACTGCTTTGCGAGTCTATTTGCGCGGACCACTCTTTAGCGCTAAGGAATTCATACGATCGATTAATTGATTCAGGATAAAAGGCGAAATTTCCATTCGGGCCAAGCGCATCATAGATATGATCAGGATCAGCCATTAACTCGTTTCTTTTTGCTTCGTATTCTTCTGTACTCATGAGCCCGATCCTATTGTTAATAAGCTTTGAAGGTGGTGGCCCTGCGCTACTAGGGCTACTGGTACTTGGTGATTTATTTATCTCCGTCCCACCGGAGTCCCGCCAGCTAGGGTCGTCATTTTTTGGCCTTACGTGCCTGTTAATTCCAGGTTTGACTTTGCCCACGTTGCGCTTCTGCTTTCAGCGCCGCACCACCTTCAAAACTTACTATTAATCCCAATCTTTGAATTTAATCTCTTCTTCATACTCGGCATCATCAGCATCATCTTTGTGTATGATGTAAAAGATTCCAGCTGCCAGCATCATAATCCCCACTCCGACCATCAATACAGTTTCGTGAATTCCCATGATGCTTCTCCTGCGTTTGTTTTGATGTCTTAACAATAGTTTAATAGTAAACATAAGTATAATTGAATGTTTCTATTGTGAATTGGGTATTTGATAGATTTTGCCTATTACGACGGCTGCTTATCCTCTGCATAGTACTGCGGAGCCATATCCTGAAACTTACAGACGTCAAGCCTTGAACATAGCTTATCAGTCCCTGTTTCCCCGTTACGCTGCTTTCTCGTTATAACCTCTGCTACGCCCTTGTCTGGAGAATCTTCGTCATACACCTCGTCTCGATACAGCATCACGATAACGTCTGCATCCTGCTCAATAGCTCCAGATTCTCTTAAATCTGACATTAGTGGACGCTTATTCGGTCTGCTTTCAAGTCCTCGATTTAACTGAGATAAAGCAACGACAGGAACATTTAGATCTTTAGCGAGTGCTTTTAGCCCGCGAGATATGCCGCTAATCTCTTGCTCTCGTCCGTTCGCTCCAGGGTGTTGGGCTAACTGTATGTAATCCACAACAATCAAGCCAAGTCCTACTTTTTTATGATATTTCTTTGCTGTTCTTGCCATCTGCTGAACTGTAAGCGCTGAGCGGTCATCAATAACCAGCTTCTTGTCTTTGATCCGAGATACTGCGGAGGTAAGTTTCGCCCAATTGTCTTCCCATAATTTCCCTGTTCTTATTTGTTTGAATGGGATGTTGCCAGCAGATGCAGTCATTCTTTGGAGTAGCGCGTCTCTACTCATTTCCATCGAAAAGACTATTGTTGGCACATTGTTAACAATGGCATTAGCCTCGACAATGTTCATTGCTAGCGTTGTTTTGCCCATGCTTGGACGGCCAGCTATGATTATTAAGTCAGACTTACAGAGTCCCTGTGTGCGCTTGTCAAGATCAGCAAAACCAGTAGTCAGCCCTACTAGCTCCTGCTTGCTATTAAACCTCTCATCAATTCCGTCAACCATGGCCTTAAGGCCGCTGTTTATGCTCTCAACTTCGTCGCCAGACTCGATGTTAAGCGACATAATCGAAGTCTGTGCAAACTCTATCTGCTCGTCAATATTTCCACCAGAATAGGCTGTATCGACTATCTCTGAGGCCCTTGTAATTAACTGCCTGGACAAGTATTTGTCGTTAATTGCCTTGCAGTAAGCCATGATATTTCTAGTGCCTGGCGTGTTTGAAGAATATTCAATGAGGGTTCCCATTCCACCTATTCTGTCCAGATCTCCCGACGCCTGCATGTAATCAGAAACGGTAATCACATCGACCGGCTGGCTTTTGTTGACCTCGATAATTGAATCATAAATTAATCGACACGCTGACTGATAAAACGCGTCGGCATGCAATATCTCGGAAATGTCAGGAATAAGGCTGGCATCCTGCAATAAACCACCGATTACACTAATCTCTGCGTCTTTTGAGTGAGGGGGCTGTTTAAGTTCGCCGTATTCAGTTTGGTCTATCATGCTTCGCTACCTCGTTTATAACCCGTTGTTTGAACTCATATGGAGGCTCGTTATCACCCTGTGAGATCCCATGCTCTAGCCCTTTTTCCTCAATTCCTGCCCATGATGAATCCCATGTCGCTTCTTGCTGCTCTGTTTTTATCGTTCCATTTCTAGCCATCCACCCACTGGCGGAAGATTTCCATTTCTGCATTGTATTTTTCCCGACCTTCCAGTTTTTAGAGTCGTAAAAATAAAAAAACTTTTCAGCCTCAAGCTTAGTAGATCCCCTGTCAACAAAGTAATCAGTAATTAATTTAATGTCTGGAGGAATAAAGCGTTTAGCTTTTTCCCTTATACATTGGTTAGTGGTTAGTGGTTCT